TAGTGGTTCAGCATCAATGATGTTTTCAGCACCATCTGTACGAGAGGCATCAAGAGCTGCTTTACCTCGTTCTGATTCAGGCAGCCAACCGACTGCTCTTTTCACACCACCTTTACCGGCAGCGTATTTAGCAATACCCTCAAACATTCCAAGGGTAAGACCAAGCAATGCACCTTGATCACGGTTGCGGATCTTTTTACATTGTGGACTATCGCAATCTAAAGACGTCCAATCACGAGGAATTACCTTACCCCATGAGTTAGGCCATGCTTTAGCTACGACAGTTAGTGGGTCATCATCTGTTTCGTTGAGTACATTTATTTCATCAACTAGAAGACCACTACCAAGGTCAATGCCAAGTTTACTAATAAACTTGACTAAGGCATTGTTACCTAATTGCATGCCAATGCCAGCATGTGCACGAGTACCAGCAGCAGTTAAACCTTGACCGATCATCATCGTCGGGAGTATGAATGAACTCATCTCTCGAATTGACTGCAAGTGCTCTGACTCGTACTTAGGGATCTTGGGAGCTTTTAGTCCAGTAATTTTGTTAAAGGCATCGACTCCAAAGTCAGACAATCCGCTTGCCATAGGCGTCATCGGATCTGACATTGCTTTCAGAAAGCCGGGATGCTTGTCATAAAGACCAGTCATACCAACGGCTTTCGCAGCTAGTTGTCGCGGCAGAGCTGTAGGGTCACCAATAGATTGCGCAGCCTGATAGACCTTGTTGTCAGTTGTGAAATCTTCACCTGTCGGCTCAGTCTTTTCAGCTTTTGGTTCTTCCTTAGTTTCTTCTTTTGTTTCTTCTTTAGGAGCTGCAGCCTCAGTCTCCGTAGAGGGCTGAGGTGTAGCAGCAGTAGGCTTAGGTTGTTCTTCCCCTTCCGTAGAAGGTGTAGGAGTCTCCACCTCAATAGCTTCTAATTCTTTTAGTCGCTGTTGTAGTACATCATCTTGTTCTGGAGACAAACCAGGAGTGTTTGTCATAATTACCTAATTGTTATTTACTCAGCCGTTTCAGCTGACGGTCGTAGAACTGTTTGAGAGCTGTGAATTTCTTGTTAGGCTGACCGTAGTAGCTAACACCCTTAAGTGTCGGGAAGCTAGCCCACTCTGGAGCTAGTGAATTAGCAATCTCTGGAGTCAATTTGTCTATTGTATTAGGATTAACTCCACGCCTTTTTGTAATTAGCCACAATGCAGCAGCATCTTGACTGACGGGTGAGAAGTCAGGAACACCTGTTGCACGTTGAGCCATCTTCCAGGTACCAGGCATAAATTGATAACCACCAGCAGCAGCGCTGTTATAGCCACTAGCTGAGTTAACTCTATCTGGGTGTCTAGTAAAGTCATCAAACAAGCTCCCACCAAAGAAGGTACGGTAACCATCTTCTTTGAAGGTACCCTCAGCAAATCGAACTGTGAGTAGCATTGCCTGTTCCTTAGCAGTGAGCGTTCTATCAGCAACGTCAAAGTCAACTGATTCAGGTGCGTATTGCATCTGGAGATTGTTCTCTGGAGTCAACTGACGCGGATTTGGTAGCTGTACCATTTGCAGGAAACGATCATCACCAGTTTGGCGATAAGAGAACCTGCCATAGTTATTAATAGCTTGATCCCACACTGCAGGACCAGCTTGTAGAGCAACCGGACCACCCGACATTATTGTAATAACGGCTGCTCCAATAGCCGTATTCTTCATACCTTTACTTGCTAAGTAGTTATTAAGCGCTGTATTCCCCTTACTAAGATCCTGACTAACCAGGAGATTAAATTGTCGGAAGGTTTCTTCGACAGTAGGAGTTCTACCGGCTTTTACGGTTGGCTGATTAAACCTAATAGCATCAATCAGACCAGCAGCATGGAGCTGCATTTCAGGGTCTGGGAAACTCTTCTCTAGGACAGGTAAGTAGGGAGCACTCTTATACAAAGCCTCTCCTGTTGCATTACATGCCTTACCGATATTTCGTGTAGACCGATAGCATTCAGCATCATCAGCTGCGTCTTGAATCTGTTCTTCAGACAAAGCATGAAAAAGCTTGTGCTCTTTCTTAAAGTCTTTGACTGTACGAGTAACACCTGATCCAGTTAAGGATTCATTGAGAATCTGCACCCGAGATTTATGTGGGTGCATCTTGGCAATAGTGTCAAACTCTGCAGGCCAAGGATATTGATATGGGCTTTGCTCATACCTATCAGCAATCTTAGTTAGATAAGCAGCTGAGTCTTCCTTGTTGGCAGCCCAAAAATTACCAGTGGTATAGGCGACTGGGCTTTCTTTAAGTCTGCCGACACGTTGAGCAGAAGTCTGTTTGGCTTGGTGTAGTTCGGTTGTTGCTCCGTACCACTTATAGAGGTTAGGGAAAGTGTGACCACCTGAGGCGTAGTGAAGTAGATGTTCTTTGTCTATGGACTGACCCTCATTAACTTCAACGAACTGCTTACGCAATTCAGTCACAGCGCTGTCAACTGCCTCTTGGTAAGGCATGCCAGCACTTTCTCGTTCAGCAATAAGTGTGCCTAGGTAACCTTGAATCGCACCCATTGCTCTATTCTGAACAAAGCCAAACTTTGTATCAGCAAGACCAGCGGGGTTGAAGTTAGTTCCTTTCTTGACCATATTCTTGACGGTCTCCGCAACCCCCATCTTTTCCATATAGTTACCCTTACGCTCTTTATAATCAGTCCACTCATCTTCTAGAGCTTCTTTGACAGTAAGTAGTTCTTTGTCGTAGTCCCCTTGATCGTAGACACCTCGCCTCATATCCTGACGTGCTGTTTCAACACGTTCTTGGATGTACTCAGCTTGGACAGTATGTTCAGATAACCACTGTTCAATCAGGGAATTAGTACCCCACCTCTTCTTATAGTCTCGGTAACCAGCATCTTCTACAAGACGTGCATCAAACTTACCGTCTTCATTCGTCGCACCTTTAAGGATTGACTGTTCAGCTTTCTCCTTTTCAAGTGCTTCATTAGCATCTTTGGCCTTGTCTCTATCGCCATCAATCCTGTCAGCAGTACGCATCAAGCGAAGTGCCAAGCTAGGTTGATCTTTAAGGATAGTTTTGTTCTTGTCGCCTCTCCATCCAGGTGAGTTGAGGATTAAAGTCAAACCTTCACGGTCCATCTTATCGGTGCCAAACAGGGCCTCAAAGGCGTTGTGAATGCCATCCAATACTTCCTCCCCACTGCGACGTTTGCCGCCTCCTCTGGGGCTTGCAGAGCCCTCTAAAATGGCCCTGAAGGTCTCGATTGCATTGGGATTTCCTTGCTTAATTTGCTGAGCTAAAAAACCAGTTTCCTCTTCAACTTTTCGGTCACTTTCTTTGAGATAATTCTCGTCAGCTTTAAGCTTCAGAGCATTAGCTTGGTAGTTCCTAGTATGTGAAAACCACTTGGAGTTCTGAAGATCTTCAGGACTGTGCTTGTCAATACCTAGCATCAACACAGCCTTACGGTGTGCATCAGCCATGAGGCGTTGTTGCATCACACCGGATGCTGAATTCCAGGCTTTATTGATAGGTTGCTTACCAACTAAAACACCATCGTCTGTGTAAATATCTACTTCTTCATCAGACTGTAGGTAGTCTTCGATTATGCCACCATAGTTGTTAGTGGCTTCATCTAAATAGACTTGCTTAGCCATCAACCACGAACGGTTTGATACGTGGCCAATAACCTTGGCAGCACCTGCAGTAGCACCTTGCTCTGCTAAGACACCAGCAGCACCAGCCGTAGCTACATCTGTCTGGTCATTAGCTAGAACTGCTGCCTCTTGTTGAGCTTTTTCTGAAGGACCATTGCGCAGATAATCAAGCGCAGCATTCATCTCTGCATAGCTGCCAGATTCTTCCTCTGCAGCTTTAGCTTTGGATTGAGCTAGTTTTTGTAATGTAGGAGAGAATTGAGCAATCTGATCGAAGACACCGCCGGCATCATCCAAGATTGTCTCACCCCATTTTTGTAGATCCTTCTGCTTTTGTAGGATCTCATTCTGAAGGCGTGTAGCATCAGCTGAGAGATACTTGTTGTTCCTCTCTAATGCTGCATTGATACGAGCCTCATCTTGACGTTGATAGTTATCCTCTCGCCGTAGCGATGCAGTCTGGTCAAATGCCTTAGGCATGACCGAGTTACTGCCTATTTGAGAACTCTTGTATTTTGCCATTAAGGTAATTTCCTCATGAAGTTAGACGGTGATCCGTAGAACCCGGCTACTGTTGATGCTGCACCCAAACCAATCTTCAGCGCATCGCCGAAGCCAAAGCCTTGAGCCCGTGGGCCACGCATTGGTGAAGTCATAGGACCACCAGTAAAAGGAGGTGGTGGTAGAAGCGTTGGTTGTTGAGGTGGTAAACCAAGTTGTGCCCACAATTGGGTCTGTGTATTAGAAGCAGCAATCTGCTTGTCGAACATTGCAGCTGTATAATTCTCAGTTATTTGCTTCTTAGCCCGTCCGTCTTTCAGAGATGCTGATACCAGATATTGGTTCTCTTCATCCATCGCTATACGATGAGCAGAGACACCTGTTTGTTCGTTATTAACTGTTCCTTGCTTAGCGATCATCGCCTTGAGCTCTTCAAAGTTATTGAGGTCAATATCACCGTACAAACGACGGATGTTGATGTTTTCGTTGAAGTAATCTCGTTCTAGCTTTTGCTGGATGTTCTTAATATTCTTGGCAAAGGTCTGCTTGCCAATGTTGTACATATCAACTCGGCGGTTGTAGCCACCGATTATCTGCTCATTTTGCAGAGCCCAAGAGTTGATACGGTATTTATTAATCCGTGAGTTCTCTGCATTCTTAGCAGCCCACAGAGAAAGCTGTGATTTGTGTTGAGCATCGGCAAAAGCATTAGCAGCACTAGCTTGTGCGTTTTTGCTGAAAGCTCCAGCAATATCACCGACTAGACCAAGGCCACCACCAATAGCATTCCAAACACCAGATTTAGAGAAATTACCGTAATCAAGTACGGTTTTTGTAGGATCACCTGCTGACATTTATTTTACAGAATTCGATAAAGGTTGTTTTGTTAGGACCATATTCAAACTGCTGTAAGAATGTGAATCCAAGAAACTTAAGTAGTTTCAAGTGGGTTTTATTCCGTTTATCGACTATGTTCCACAGCAACGGCTCTGGTCTTCCATCGACAAATTTTTTAGCTTCTCTGGCGAATGTAAGTGGATACTCCAAGATGGCTGGTGTACATAACATCCAGATCATGTCTCCATCAGAGACTCCGGCCATTCCGGCAGTCTTGCCGTTAGGCACTGTGAAGTAGACCGTTTCAGGCTCCCAGACACAATCAGTTAGGAGTTCGTGAGGATCACATCCGTGACCCTCTTCGATCTCTCTACGATCATCTGGAAGCAGATTAGAGGCCACCTCAGCGGCAGCCTCCATCGTTGCTTCATGAATATAGTTAGGCACGTTGGTAGAAACGAGTTGAGTAATCTCCCTCCCAAGACATTCCGTATAGGGTTGCTGGGGATGGGTGTTCAGAGATGATCTCTACAGTTGCACTAGTGTTCCTGTCATAGATAGGAATGTTCTCTTGCTTTCCTTTTGAGATCTGTACAGAGCCCAGGGTGTATTCACCTAGGTTGTTCGTGTCAAAGGTCTTGGTGTATTCATCACGACCTTTACGACGTAGCGTTGTCTTGTAGACACCAACTGCACCAAAGTCAAGACGCATGCGGTGGACAATCAGGGATGCCTGAACGTCAGCACGGTATGAATCATCTTTTTGGGTTTGGAAGTAGACCTTAGGCAATGAGATATTCATTGCATATCTAATACCAACAGTTACATCAGTATCTGTCCAGTCACCGTCAACTAAGAGATTATTACCATCAACAGTTGGTTCAGCTGCGTTACCTTTATTCCTACCAGCTTCTAGTGTGTACACAATACGAGTACCGTAAGCAGGAATAGGCGCTACGAAAGAAGACTTCTTAGTACTTGTGTTGTAGCTAATATCTTCCTTCTTAACTATCACACGATGGTCAAGGAAGATGCGAATGTCCTCGTCAGTCTCTTCAATTTCAACAGTATTATCACGCTCTTCAAGATTCAGACGGTGCAACGAATAGTTATAGGTTGCTGGGTCTGAACCAGGATCTTGGTTTCGGATAGTGAAGAAAATATTGTCTTTAAGAATGCACATATGGAGTACATCACCACTCATGGTCCAACGGAACCAAGCTGACTGAATTCTCCTATCGCCACGGTTAAAGTACTTATAACCCCACAAGCTAGGACTCTTAACTTTTTCGCCAAACAGGATCAAACTATTTTCCCGACTATCAGCAATTGATTGAAGACCAGTAGGAAACTGACCAGCAATAATCTTGCTTTGTTCTAGAATCTCTGGCTGACCTTCCCGCTGAATGCGGGTCATTTCAAATAGGCGACTGTGAGTACCCGAGTCATTAAGGAATGCAATGGAGGTACCAACAGAAACGGGTCTAGTATTTTCAAGGAAGTTGTAAGTGCTAAGTAGTGTGATCTTAGCGGTAGAAGATGTAAGGGTATCTGCATCAGTAACCAACATAAATTGCTGTGTCCTACTAAATAGAACTAGACCAGTATTAACTTCGATACCGTCATAAAGAACAGCAGGTGTAGTAGAGGAACAGGACAGGTCAATAGGGTCCACACCACTGACAGTAAATGCAGACTTGCTCCAGAAGTTAAAGAACGAGCCTGGTCGCGAGAGGATAATGTTTTCATCGCTAAGGATCGCTAGTCGATTTCTAAAGAACAAAAGTTGGTTGATCTTCCTACCAGCTGTCTCTGTACCGTCAGCGTTGTATTGAGGGAGGAAGGATGGCCTAGGACAGGTACCTTCATCACCAATCAAACGATTAGCCCAGTTAACTGGTGAGACCTTAAATGTGTTATCTGCCTGGCGAACTAACTGCCAAGGCATAGTGGTGTTATCGATAGTGGTTTTAAGTCCAGGTTTAACTGTCTCTTCCCACACACCTTCACCGTCTGTATCGTTATTACCTACGAACCTCACATAATAGTCATCTTGATCGACACCACTGTTTAGGATCTTACAAACATAGTTATGCTTACACTGGTAAGGGAGACGAGTAATGTTCTCCACTTCAGTAGTAAAGATGTTAATCAGCTGTGCTTCAGGTGTGTCTACACTAAATGCGGAAGCATGAGTAATATAAAGCCCGTTACCAGCAATAGTAGAGCTAAAGTTTGTTCCGTTGTAGGAAGTTCCGTCAACTGCAGTCTTAAGCTCTGAAAGAATAACTGATGCTTTAACTTCTGCAGAGGTACCTGAAGAAGTCTTGTTGCTATCGATAGTAGCAATTACACCTCCTGAACTATTGAGCAGGCGGAATGAATAGGTTTTGTTATACGCAATCTGCAGCAGATCTAAGAACGCCTCATTAGGACGTGTAGCAGCAGTAGTAGAAGTCATCGCAGTAGCTACACCGCGATTAGCTATAAACGTATAGTCGTTAACAGTAAGGGTTTGAATATTATCTGGGTCAGTATGCGAGAGATAGCTAACAGGAGCACCGCCCTCGTAAGTAACTTCTACTTCTTCACCAGCCACGTTGTTCTGTGTAATAACAAAACGTGCTGGAGAGAAGCCAACGATAGAAATAGAATTGTTCTTTTTGTAACCACTACCATTAGTGTTAATGGTCAGGTTAGTAACAGAACCACCGCTGACAGTAAAGTCAACAGTCATACCTTGCCCATCACCACCTGAAGTGGCGATATTGGTGTAGGTACCGTTACTAAGGGTTCCGCCGGAATTACTGATTGAGATAAAGTAGCGAGTAGAAAACTCAACAAGTCTCCATACCTTAACTCTACCTTCTTCTGTAACTTGGCACATATACTGCTCAAAGTTATCGCGGTAGATATCAAACCACTTACCCCCAGCATCAGCAGAGATGTCTCCTAAAAGCTTGGTGCCAGGTCTTTTAACTAAACCTGAAGTAACGTCAGGATATGCATTGTTTAAGTCACGCACTTGGCCTGGCAGCTTGAGCTGATCAGGCTGTTCTGAGATACCAAGAATATAGTTAGGAATTGTCTGCTGGATACTAGGCATGTCGTCTTAGTCCTTGATAAGGTTGATAGGCTGTGTATGAGGTTTCTTCAGGCCAACCCATAAAGGAGTAGTCACCCTGATTACATTCGTATTCAACACAGGCAGCTCGGGCGTTAGCTTCCTGAATAGATAGGAGTGTATGTAGATCTGGACTAGACACCAGCTGCGCTGCAGCTCTAGCTGATGAACGGAGAATGATGTACCTTTGGAAAACAGAAGGTAGGTCAGTCAGTTCAAACAACCAAACGATATCCAGATATTGGTCGCTAGTAAATTTATAAGTATGGTTTACTTTGTCATAGAGCTTACCGCCACGCTTAATCACGTTAGTAAGACGGCTCTTCTGACCATCGCTAACGTCCATCCTTAGCATGTTTGATGGGATCTTGATCTCATCCTTAGCGTCTGGAGCTAGCTTGTAGTGATGCTCAGTATTAAAGATCCAACCTTCATCTTGCACGTCTCTATTTACATCTTTCAGGATGCCGTAGATATATGAGATTTCAGGGTTGGAAAAGTCAAGCTTGTTAATAGGGGCTTGACCGATAGCTCCCAGAATTGAATTAACTGCGGAGAGTTCGGTCACGTCGTCGATTGTACTGGGAGTTGTCATATCAAATAGTAAAAAAAAGGGGACCCGAAGGCCCCCAATATCAAACAGTTACGCTCAGAAAGCGTCAGTGTTTTCGTCAGAGTCGTTGACGTCAGCGCCAGCAATCAGTTCCACGCAAGCTGCGGGGTTCAGATAGTCAGCACCGAGAGCCATACGGCCCAGGATCACATCACCCTGGTAGACCACAGACACGTCACCACTGGTGACTTGAACCTGAGGTGCCATTGCTTCGACACAAGCGGCAGCTTCACGCTGGAAGATCAGACCGCAGCTGTGACCGAACTTGTTAGCAGCACCGTAGTCATTACGGGAGCCGTAGTTAGAGCCAGTAACAGCAGCATCATCAGCGATATCAGGGTTGATCAGATCGCTCATGTTGGTAGGCGAAGTGACGCCAGTGTTGTCAGCAGCATCAGTACCGAACTTGGTACCAAACTTACCCAGGAACGGAATGTTCATGGACTTGAAGATTTGGATACCAGCGATCTCAACGACGCCTTGACCAGACTGCAGAGCAGAACCTTGGACGTCACGGTTGACGAGACCACCATCACCCACTTTCTGAATCAGTGCGTAGTACTGACGGGGGTTGAGAACAGCCACGCGGCCGTCCATACTTACACCCTTTTCGTCAAGTGCAGCAGCAGCATCATAGAAAGCAGTGATGAGCTTGTCAGCGTCATAAGCATTAGAACCAACGTCGCTAGTACCAACACGGATCTGAGTACCGCCGGGCTCTACATAACCGCTCTTAGAGATCGGGTGTGCAGCACGAGCACCTTTGGTGATAGCACGGAAGATCTTACGGTCATAAGTCTCTGCCAGAGCGTAACCAATCTTGCGAGAGATTTCGCTACGCAGGTCGTAGTGAGCAAGAACCTCATCCAATTCATAGACGAATGCACTGGAGATGAGCAGGTCATCAACGGTGATCGTCTTTTCTGCCACCGGGGGTGCGTTCTCATCGTTACCGAGAATGCTTTGTCCGGGGGTGTGGTATTCAGCTTTCGTCCGGCCAGTGTAGATAAACTGAGCCGAGCGTGCATTTTGAAGGGTACGCTTCATAACCAGATCGCGAGCGATCGTGTTGTGTTGGAAACCCTTGAACATCTCACCGCTAAAAATCTTCAAGTAAAGATCGCGGTTGTTAGATGCGTTATAAGTGCCAGTATCACCCTTACGTCCAATAAACGTAGGGTTGCTATTGGCATTACTATTTTGTTGAGCCATTGTTAGAGAATAAGAATACTATCCTCTGATCGATCAGAAATTTTTTAACCAAAATTTGTGGTCTATCCCACCGTCTAGACGGCAAAGGGTATCCGCGTACGGGCCAATGCCAATTGGTAAGGGAGGCATTGCACCTCCCATGGCCGCGTTAACGGACTACCTTTTTAGCTTTCGCTTTTCGTTGAGTCTTAGGTTGTTCTTCTACAACAGGCTCAGGCTCTGGCTTGACTTCCACTTCCTCTACTGCGTAGCGGACGGGATGAGCTAAGCCAAGACCCTGATTAGTTTGTTGTGACATAAACTAGTGATTCGATTTAAGATAAACAACGCCGCGATACTTCAGCTTAGCCGCTTTGGTTGCAGCGACTTGCTCTTTAATGCGAGCTTGCAGTTCAACATTAGGCATGATGAATCTCCGAAGTACCTAACCCCCGTTCCATGGTTAGGCGTCATGCGTCCGATTGGAATGTTTCCTCTAGCACCAACTTACAGAACTCAGTGCGTAGCACATCTAACAGTTGTTGTTCAAACGGATCTCCACCTGGCCATTGGTCAAGATGGAAACATATTGATTTATAGATCTGTTTGAGTGCTACACCATTGAGATCTATTTGGTAGCGAGTTTCTTCCATAGGATGAACGTACGATGCTTACACCCAGCGTGCGTATTTCTTACCGCCGCTTACATTGCCGCCAGTAGCTCCCTTTGCATAGCCCCCTGATT